TCGCCGCCTCGATCATCGCCAAGCCGGTAAGGAAAACAGGACGGCCCCCGAAATACAGCCGGGAGATAGCCAGAGAATTCTGCCGACGCATCGCTCTGGGTAGATCACTCAGATCCGTATGCGAAGACGAGGACATGCCCGACAGCTCAACTGCATATCGTTGGAAGGATATGTATACAGAGTTTAGGGAGATGTACGCAAGTGCAACAGAAGAACGTGGACTAACATTCGGCGACTTCATTGCGGACTTGGCGTTTCAGGTGCTGGCAGGCGAGCATGAGGTGGACAGGGCAAAGCTCGCTTTGGATGGGCTGAAGTGGACTGCGGCACGGCTTGCGCCTCGGCAATACGGCGACAAGCAGGAAGTCAGCGTGAAGCACTCGGTGTCCGAGGAAGCGGCCGCTGTGCTGATGGCCTTGTCGCAGCGTGCGAAGGATCGCCAGATCGAAGATCAGCGCACCAAGATCATTGACGTGACGCCCGACAATGACTGATCCCTCCCTTGCGAGGGGCGGGATCACGCAGCGTTATCAGTGACTTGCGACACGCTATACGGGACTGACGCGGGATCGGCATCGAGGGGCGGGCGGGAGCCGGGCCGGCGAGGCCCCCCGGGGCGCCGACCACCCCCGGCCCCGGTTTCAGCAACACACCCCCTCTGCCTGCAAAAAAAATACAAAAATAAAACCATGCCCGATCTATTCGCTTCTCTCCCGCCTGATCAGCCCGCCCGTACTCGCAGCGTGACGGTTCCGTCAGATGCGGGATCGGCCTCCCTAGGCGATCACAAATGCTCTTGCGGCGCCGTTGGCATCCTGAGCGACGACTGGTTTCTCGGCCGCCCCGAGCGCGCGACTTGGCATTGCGCTGAGTGCTTTGAGGTGCGGCGGAATAAAAAACTGAGCGCCCTGTCATAACTACTGCCGAGCTTTAGCATGTATTTCATCACCGAGGACAACGCTTTTGAGGCGCGGCTGTCGCGGCTTGAGGGCGAGCTTGAGGCTATGCGGGCGGAGATCGAGGCGCTGAAGCGTCCGGCGGGCCGTCGGGACTACATGCGCGACTACATGCGGCGGAAGCGTGCCGGACAGCGGATGGCGGGCAGTTCCCCGAATGCCGCCGACACAACATCCCCGAATGCCTGAACCGGATAGCTAAAGCCGATGGATCAATCTCGTTTTATTCGCGGGCTCCTTGATGATCCCGGCCCTCGGCGCGCACGGTCGTCGTATTCGTATGGCGTCCTTCCCATCAAAGAGGGTTTGGACGGCATCGAGTTTGATCCGACAGCCGGTCTTCTGGGATCTGTAACACGGCCCCTGCAGTATTTTGCTGACACGCTTTCCGGTCAGCGCGATTTCGACCCGACGTCGGACGAAGCGATCAGCAATGCTGCCGATCTCGCCGGTTTGGCGACGACTGGATCTTTCGGCGGCACAGCTCCTGCGGGCGCCCTTCGATCTGGCGCAGCTCGTCCCGAGCCGATCGGCCCCGGCGACATAAGAATTTCGACAAGGTTTCCGACGGGAAAGACAGCGACGGAAGATCCACTAAGAGAACATCTGTCGATCGGCGTCCGAGAAATGGCAGCGGACCCCGAGAAATACGCCTTCAATGTCGGCCTTCTCTCTGAATACCCCGGCTTTGCCAAGTTGCGCGGCATGCCAACCGACGAGGCTGCAGAAGCCTATATCGATCAGGTCCGCGGGAACCTCGGGTATCTTTACGAAAGATCGCCAGACATCATCCGCGAGCGGTCTCCCCGCTGGTATGATGGCGCCAACCGGATTGCTGGCGCGCTTTCCGATCGCTACGGCATCCCGCTGCAGTCGGCTGGCGGCGCGATTGCGGCACTAAGCCCGCAGATGGACTGGTTCAAAAACGCATCTCTTGCCGAGCGTGTCGGCGACGTCATTTTTGATCCGTCCCGGCAAAATATGGCCATGACACCAGAAATGATTGCCTATCTTTCGTCTCCTGCCGGGGCGAAGTGGACGCAGGCCAATGCGAAAAACAAGGCTGTCCTTGATCGCATTTACGGCGGCAGCCTATCTGACGTGGCTCCAGACGATTACATCGGGCGAGCGATGTGGGTAAGGGCCTTTGATGAGGCGCACAACCCGCGATCATACCGGACAATCACGCCAGAGGGCGACTTGGGTAACTTTGCCACAAACATGGATGGCAGTCAGTCCAAGGTAGGCTGGGGTGGATTAGGCGAAATTGGCAAGGCGATCCGCGCGTATACATCCGGCGGCGATATGGACATCATATCGCAGGCGATGGGTGAAAAGCATAAGGTTCGCAGCTTCAACAACAACATAACGTCCCCAAACGATCCGCGTTATGGCGACGTGACCATTGACACGCACCAAGTCGCCGCCGGCCAGCTACGCCCGCTTGCCGGATCTTCTCAGGCCGTTGCCCACAACTTGGCGACGAGCGTCGAAGCTGGCATGAAAAACGCCAAGAATTCAGCCGTTACAGGCGCACAGGGCACTTATGGCCTGATCGCCGACGCTACCCGGCAGGCCGCTCAGCCGTATGGCCTGCTCGGCCGGCAAATGCAGTCGGCGACGTGGGAGCCGGTAAGAGAGCTGTTCTCTGCTGCGGCAAAACGTGGTAATCTTCCAGATCAAGTCGACGCTATCTGGAGAGCGCACGATGCCGGAGACCTTACGCTCCAACAAGCCCGAGACCTCATCTACGAGACTGCCGGAGGAATTGGAACGCCGGCTTGGGCACGACCTGATCTTGAAAGAATTGATCCGAGACGGGGGTCTTCCTACCGTTAAAGATTACATTGACCTCAACTGGGGCGGCGAGCTGCCGGAAGAGATTGACGTCGAGGATGCTGAGACGCTCGACGCAATAGCCAGATTTGAGGCGTCCCTAAAATAAAAGCCTTGCGCTTTGCTTGAAATTACCCCGCATCTGCGGGGTTTTTCTTTTGGTGCCGATGACAGACTTCCGCCAAGCATTCGAGAGCTTCGTCACAGCCTATCGGGATCACCCGGTTCTCTTTGTCGAAGAGGTGCTGCAGGCCAAGCCGCTGCCTTGGCAGAAGGACTTTCTGAATGAGGTTGCCGCCGGCCGTCGCCGCATTAGCGTGCGAGCGGGCCACGGCGTCGGCAAGTCCACGGCCTGCTCTTGGGCGCTTCTCTGGCATCAACTGACGCGCTTCCCACAGAAGTCAGTTGTCACAGCCCCGACTGCCGGGCAGTTGTTTGACGCGCTCTTCGCCGAGCTAAAACATTGGGTAAACCGCCTTCCGGCTCCGCTTCGTGAGACGCTGGAAGTATTCAACGATCGCATCGTCTTCAAAGGGGCTCCTGAAAGCAGCTTCATATCAGCGAGGACATCAAGTGCAGAACGACCTGAAGCTCTGGCTGGCGTCCATTCTGAGCATGTTCTTCTTATATGCGACGAGGCGTCGGCCATCCCAGAAGCCGTGTTTGAAAGCGCGGCGGGCAGTATGTCCGGTCACACGGCGACGACCGTTCTGATCGGAAACCCGACGCGAAACACAGGGCTGTTTTTCAGGACGCATCATCAACTGTCTTCCGACTGGAAGACGATGCATGTGTCGTGTCTGGATAACCCGCTCGTCTCGACGGACTTCGTAAACCAGATCAAGGCGACTTATGGTGAGAACTCGAACGCCTTCCGTGTTCGCGTTCTTGGTGAGTTTGCTTTACGCGACGATGATAGCCTTATTGCGGCTGATCTTGTTGATGCTGCAATGTCGCGAGATGTGGCGCTCGATACGACGCAGGACTTGATCTACGGCGTCGACGTCGCGCGGTTTGGCTCCGATCGCACGGTGATCTGCAAGCGACGCGGAAATGTCGTCGTTGAGTTACGTCACTGGTCAGGCGAAGACTTGATGTCGACTGTCGGCCGGATCGTGCATGAAGCGAATGCTGATAAGCCGGCTGAAATATGCGTCGATAGCATCGGCCTTGGCGGCGGCGTTGCCGATCGGCTGCGTGAGCTTGGTTTCAACGTCCGCGACGTGAATGTTTCGGAAAGCAACGCCATGAACCAGCAGGCGTATCGCTTGCGAGATGAATTATGGCTTGCCGCGAAGGACTGGCTGGAAACCCGCGCAGTCAAGATCCCGAAGGATGATGAACTTCGGGCTGAACTGATCGGCCCGACGTATTCTTTCGCCAGCAACGGCAAGATCAAGGTTGAAGGCAAGTCGGAGATGAAAAAGCGCGGCATGCGCAGTCCCGATCTCGCAGATAGCTTGTGTCTCACATTTGCCGGACAAGCCGCTGTTGTCGGCGGCCGGGCATTGAAATGGATACCCGGCCAGCCCTTACAGCGCCGCGTTTCAATTTGTTAGGAAACTGAATGGCACGTCGCAGACGTAACCGCCAGCAGCCTGAAATGGTTGTGGCGGAAGAAACAGTTATGGCTGTTGAGCCGGAAGCGACGGAAGAATACGGGGAAGAAGCGTCTGACGACGTGAAGGTTGCCACCCCGCTAAGCGAAGAAGAATTTGCCGGCCGCGTCCGCATGGCGATCGCGTCTGCTGAGCGGTTTGTCGACGATCATATCACCCCGGCCCGGGTTGAAGCTGCGAAGTTTTACCGCGGCTCGCAATTCGGTGACGAAGAAGAAGGCCGGTCTCAGGTTGTCCTGTCGGAAGTCAGGGATACCATTCAGGCGATGATGCCTAGCCTGATGCGGATATTCACGTCGGGCCAGAAGATCGTTGAATACATGCCACGCACGGCGGAAGACGTGGCTGTTGCTGAGCAGGCGTCGGACGCGGTGAATTTTATCTTCAATGAGATGAACCCGGGCTTTCAGATCCTGCATTCGGCATTCAAGGATGCCCTGCTTAAACGCGCCGGCATTGTGACGTGGTGGGCGGAAAGCGAAGATCGGGTCGTTGAAAAGCACTTCTCAGGCATGACTGAAGATGAAGTGCTTCTGTTTCGTCAGAATAACCCGGACGCTGAATTCACCTATATCTACCCGGATGCCCCTGCCAGTCCGCTGGAGCCTGTCACCTATCGCTTCTGCGTGAAGGTTGTCGATCGACAGGTAAAATACCGCGTCCGCACCCTTCCGCCCGAATGCTTTATTATCGACAAGCGTGCCCGTGACACTGATCGCATGTTTGATGTCATCGGCTACCGCGATCTGGTGCCGATCACCGATCTTGTCGAAATGGGCTTCGACGAAGACGAGATCCGCGAGCATGGCGCCCCCGGCGACGACGACCTATGGGTCGCCGAAATGGAAGAACAGGAGCGCAACCCCGGCTATCTGACGCCGTATGACGATGAGGAGCCAACGCTTCAGCGGGTGAAGTATCTCAAAGTCTACATGCGCGTTGATAAGGACGGTGACGGCATTGCGGAACTGCGCTGCATTCATGCAGTCGGTGACACCTGTTACATACTGAAAGACGAAGTCGTCGATCACGCGCCATTTGCGCTGTTTTGCCCTGATCCCGAGCCGCACACGGTTTTCGGCCACTCGATCGCCGACGTGACGATGGATCTCCAGCGGATCAAGTCGCACGTCATGCGCGCGACTTTGGATAGCTTGGCCCAGTCGATCTTCCCGCGGACGGTTATTGTCGAAGGTCAGGTCAATATCGACGACGTCCTGAACAAGGAAGTCGGCGCGGTGATCAGGGCCAGACAGCCCGGCGCTGTGCAGGATCTGTCGACGCCTTTTGTCGGCCAGTCGGCCATGCCGATCCTAGACTATCTGGATCAGATCAAAGCGCAGCGGACGGGTATCACGCCCACCAGTCAGGGGCTGGATGCCGACGTGCTTCAGTCAACCACCCGGGCGGCTGTGAATGCGCAAATTTCCGCGTCTCAGGATCGCATTGAACTGATCGCCCGCACCTTTGCCGAAACCGGCATGCGGCAGCTATTCAGCGGGCTTCTGCGGC